TGATTTAGTAAGAATAAAGACCAGACAGGGTCATCAAATATTATTGCATAACACTGAAGATTTAATTTACATTTCACATGGTAGTGGCAACAGTTGGATCGAAATGACAGCCAACGGAAAAATTGATGTGTATGCAAAAGATAGTATAAGCGTTAGATCAGAAAATGATATTAATTTTTACGCTGATAGAGATATTAACTTTGAAGCAAAGCGCAATGTAAACATTACTACTGGTGAAAACTTTTTTGTGCATACAATCGGTAACTGGGAAATCAAAGCAGATACAGACGGCAAATTAAAAGCTGACGGAAATACAAATATATATGCTGGCGGCGATCATAGAGAAACCACAGACGGCAAAATTTATATGAATAGCTCGGCTAGTGCAGATCAGGCAGGAGTAGCAAGTGTTCCGGTTAGAGTTCCTCATCATGAACCTTGGCCAGACCATGAACATCTCGATCCTACTAATTTTGTTCCTGAAGAAACAGAAGCTAAACCTTATGACGACCCGGAAAACGAAGAAGCAAGGCAAGGATTATTACTAAACGGAACTACAGACGAATTGCCAGAACCTCCTTTTCCAGCAATTCCGGATACTTTCCGCAATGGCAGGTAAGATAAATACCATATGAGCACAATAGAAAAAAAGTTATACAAAGAAGTTTCTGTTAAAACTAGCAACAACTTCGATAAAATTACAGATGTTAGTCCTACCTACAAAGGGTTTAGCACAGTAAATCCTGAAGCTGACAGTCATATATTGTATGATATCGCTCTAATTAAACAGGATATCATTAATCATTTCCACATACGTCAAGGCGAAAAACTTAGTGATCCGGAGTTTGGAACTATTGTATGGGATATATTATTTGAACCTCTTACTGACGAAGTAAGAAATGCTATCGTTAATAATGTATCTAAAATTATCAATTATGATCCTAGAGTAAATGTAAATCAAATTACAGTGGATAGTTATGAACAAGGTATTTTAATTGATTGCGAACTTGTATATTTGCCTTATAGTATTGCTGAAAAAGTGCGTCTTCAATTTGACGAAAGTGCAGGATTTTTAACGCAATAATAATATACGCACTTTTCTAAACTAGCTAAATATTACAATAAACAAGGATACGCACATGTCGTCAACAGATAGACAAAATAGATTACTACTTGCGGAAGATTGGAAGCGTGTCTACCAAAGTTTCCGCAATGCAGACTTTAAGAATTATGACTTCGATAATCTACGTCGAACAATGATTCAATATCTAAGAGAAAACTATCCAGAAGATTTTAATGATTATGTAGAAAGTTCTGAGTATCTTGCACTAATTGATCTTATTGCGTTTCTTGGTCAAAATATTTCATTCCGAATCGATCTTAATGCAAGAGAGAATTACCTAGAGCTTGCAGAACGTCGTGAAAGTGTATTACGTTTAGCAAGGCTGCTTTCTTATAATCCTAAGCGCAATCAGCCAGCAAACGGATTGCTAAAACTAGACAGCGTGAGGACTTCTGAAGAAATAAGAGATAGCAACAACGTTAATCTACAAAACCAAACAATTGTTTGGAACGATCCATCTAACGAAGACTGGTATGAGCAATTTATTAAAGTATTAAATACAGCACTTCCTGTTAACGGAACATTTGGAAGACCGTCTAAAAAAGATACTATTGCAGGAATAGAAACCGAACAGTATCGTTTGAGTAGCGTCAACACAGATATTCCAGTTTACAATTTTAATAAAACTGTTGACGGCAGAGCTGTAAGATTTGAAATAGTATCCACAGACATAACAGCAGATTCGATAGTAGAAGAATCACCATTTCCTGGAAATAATTTTGCATTTTTATACCGTGATGACGGCAAAGGCCCGTCAAGTTCAAATAATGGATTCTTTAGCCACTTCCGTCAAGGCACACTAGATCAAGGATTCTTTACAATTAGCAATCCTAGTTCAAACCAAAGTGTTGCAATAGAAACACCAAACATAAACAATAGTGATGTTTGGCTTTACAAACTAAACAGTCTTGGAAACGAAGAAGAATTGTGGACTAAGGTAGATGCTATTGAAGGTAACAATATTATCTATAACAATCTAAGTAAAGATCAAAGAAATATTTACAGTGTGCTGACTAGAACTGATGACAGGGTAACTCTTATATTTTCAGATGGCACATTTGGTGCCTTACCGCGTGGACAATTTAAGATTTATTTTAGAACAGGGTTAAATCAACGTGTAACTGTAACTCCAAGATTTTTCAAAGGTATTAATATTGCTATTCCTTATCTTTCTAAGAGGGGCAAAGTAGAAACTATAAATCTTACATATGGTTTAAAGTATACTGTAGACAACAGTTCAATATCAGAATCTTCTGACAGCATTAAACTAAATGCTCCTGCAACATATTACACACAGAATAGAATGGTTACAGGGGAAGATTATCAACTTGCACCTTTAGGAATTAACCAGCAAATTGTTAAAGCAAAAGCGGTTAATAGAATATCCAGCGGCATTAGTAGATATTTTGATTTAATAGACGCCACAGGAAAATATAGTCAAACAACACTTTATGGTAATGATGGAGTCGTTTACAAAGAATACCAAAACAATCTCACTAGTTTTACATTTACAACTAGAACCGATGTCGAAGGTGTTGTAGAAAATACTATTACACCTATATTAGGCAATACAAAAGTTAGAAATTTTTACTTTGATCAATTTCCTAGAATTTTAACAACAGACCTTGGTGTTAATTGGGTGCAACAAACCGCCGAAACAAATCTAAGCACTGGTTATTTTAAAAATACTGAAGATTTGCCTGCAACTTTGGGAAGATTTACAGGATCAATTCTAAGACTAATAAAAGCAGGTAGTTTAATTAAATTAATTGCACCGGGATTTGTAGCAAAACAAAATCCAACTGATCCTGATACTTCTACTAACCATTTTAATTCTAAGGGCGAACTAGTTTCAGGACCGGCTCTTACTCTTGGAGATACCTATTACAAATGGGTAAAAGTAATTAGTATTAATGGAACAGGTGTAGAACAAAGAGAAGACGGTTCTGGAGCTGTATTTTTTAACGATGTTATTCCGACTGGTGCTATATTAGCTGAAATTAAACCAGCTCTTGCCAATAATTTAGAACCAGGAGTAAAACAACAAATCATTGATCAGATATTTGCACAAAGAACATTTGGTTTACGTTTTGATCAAATTGAAGGACAATGGAGGCTAGTAACCGAAAATAATTTATCTATTGGAACTCCGTTCTCAACAGGTAAAACTGGTGATGTAACTAATCAACAATTAGATGCTAGCTGGCTATTGCTATTTGAAACAGATAGCGAAAAGTACACAATTACTAATAGATCAATGCGCTACGTGTTCGAAAGTGATAACGAAATAAGATTTTATTACGACAGCTCGGATAAAATTTATGATAATAAAACAGGAAAAATTGTTAAGGATAGAATTACTGTTCTTAATATCAATCCTCAGCCTGACAATCCAAATGCGTTTACTCAAGATTACGAATGGGAAATTGTAGATGCGTATAGAGACGCAGAAGGATATGTTGATAGTAAAAAATTAGAAATAAGTTATTTTGATGATGACGAAGATGGCATTGTAGACGATGCAGATCTATTTGAACAAATAGTTTCACCTGAAATTAATACTACTTCTAAATATATTATTTTTCAAAAGATAGTTTCTAACGATGGTGTTGAAGATTTTAATTATTTTGCAAATGCTAATGATGAAATAATTGTTCTTAACTCTAAAACAGAACTGCAACCTTTTAGTACATATGACGACGGTCAAATCTTTTATTATATTGACACTAACATCTTTGAAGTGCTTAATAAAACAACACTAAGATTATCAATTACATCTGACTATAAAGCTAGATTAGGCAGGGATGCCATTAAATTCCGTTATATTCATGCCGCAAGCCAAGAAGCAAGAATTGATCCTAGCGCAAGTAATATTATTGATATGTATTTGTTAACTAGAAATTATGACAATGATTTTCGCCTTTGGCTTACAGAAGAGATTGCACAGAAACCTCTACCAGTCAGTAGCGATCGATTAAGTATCGAGTACGGTCCTGCATTGAACCAAATTAAATCACTTACTGACGAAGTTATATATCATCCAGTTAAGTATAAAATACTATTCGGAAATCAGGCAGACGAAGATTTGAAAGCAAAATTTAAAGTAGTAAAGAATTCAGAAAGAGTGTTGAATGATAATGATATCAAATCAAGAGTGATTACAGCCGTAAATGAATTCTTTGCACTCGAAAATTGGGACTTTGGAGAAACATTTTATTTCTCAGAACTAGCAAATTATGTAATGACACAACTTTCCCCTGATCTTACTACCTTCGTACTTGTACCAGTACAAGAGGAACAAACATTTGGAAGTCTTTATGAAATTAAAGCTGAAGCAGATGAAATATTTATAAGTGGTGCAAGTGTCGACGACGTCGAGATTATTGATGCTATTACAGCATCGAGACTAAAATCTAGTGGACAAGTTATAACGCAGACACAAACATCTAACGTAGGAATACAGAGTGCAACATTTGACGACACTGCAACACCAGTTACTAATAGCGGAAGTACAATTTCTAGCGGAAGTACAAGTACAAGTTCCAGCGGAAATACAGGCGGAGGATATAGCTACTAATGGCATACGAAGATAATCAAAACGAATTTCCTCTACCAGGAGAAAATCCTCAAAAAAGAGAAAGTGCAAGACATTTACCTAAATATTTCCGCACCGAAAAAAATACAAAATTTTTGCATTCTACCCTTGATCAGCTACTTCAGCCAGGTGTTGCTGAGAAAGTAAATGAATTTGTAGGAAGAAAAACAGCAAAAGCATTTAAAGCAGAAAATAATTACTTAGATGAAATATCAGCAGATAGACAGAATTATCAATTAGAACCTGTAAGTGTTATTAAAGATAATTTAGGCAATGTAGAATATCTAAGAGACTATATAGACTTCATTAACCAAATAGAAAACTTTGGCGGATTGAAAAATAATCACAGTCGTAACAACCAACAAGAGTTTTATGTTTGGGACCCTCGTATAGATTGGGATAGGTTTACAAACTTTAGAGAATACTATTGGTTACCTAATGGACCACAAACAGTGGTTATTCCTGGCGAACAGAAAGAAATTGCTAGCACATATAGTGTTAATTTACTAGACAGTCTAGGAGATTATTCTTATGTGTTTACACCAGACGGATTAACCAGTAACCCGACAATTAAATTATACAGAGGTGTAAAATATACATTTGAAATTAACACACCAGGATTGCCATTTACTTTTAGAACTGCAAGGACACTAGATGACGCATTTCTTTTAACTGATGGAGTTTCGGCACAGGCGGTAGAAACTGGAACTATTGAGCTTACATTGGATGCTAGTACACCTAATGAAATTTTTTATGTTGCCGAAAACGATATCAATATTGGAGGTTTAATAAAAGTTGCAAATCAAGAGGAAGCAACTGTTATTGATGTAGAAACTGAAATATTAGGAAAGAAGTTTTATACCACTAGAGACGGTTGGAGTCTAACGAATGGATTAAAAGTAAGATTTGCTGGTGAAGTTCTTCCTAGCAAATATGCTACTTCTGAATGGTATATTGAAGGTGTTGGTGATAAAATTAAATTAATCAGTGACAAGGATGTTGAAGTTTCATTTCCGGTGGGCATTGATTTAGTTGTGCCTTTTGACAATGAAGAAGGTTTTGATCGTCTTCCATACGGTACTTCAACAGGCTACCCAAGAGACAAAGACTATATTACAATTAACCGATCTAGCCCAGATGGAAACTTTTGGTCGAGATATAATCGTTGGTTCCACAAAGATGTGATTGCATTAGCTGCAGAAGTCACTGGATCTGAAGTGTTAATAGATCAAAACCAACGTGCAAATAGGCCAATTATTGAGTTCGAAGCTGGACTAAAACTTTACAATTTCGGAACAAGGACTAAAGAAGTAATAGACCTTATTGATGACTATACTACTGATGCATTTAGCACAATTGAAGGAAGTTTAGGCTATAATATTGATAGTGTGCAACTATCTGAAGGAATGCGCATACTATTCCTTAATGACAACGATCCTTTAGTAAAAGGTAGAATATTTGAAGTTAAATTTATACAGTTTCGAGGTAGTGGAGATTCGGGTCAAATAAGTTTAGTAGAAACAACCGATACTTTACCTCTTGTAGGAGAAAATGTCCTTGTTACTCAAGGTGAGAATCTGGCAGGTTCTATTTGGTATTATGACGGAGAAAACTGGAATAGAGCGCAAGAAAAAACATCGGTAAATCAGCCTCCTGTTTTTGATGTATACGATTTAGACGGTACAAGTTTAGCTAATACTAGTGTATATCCTGCAACCACATTCAGGGGAACGAGAATATTCAGTTATAGAGAAGGAATGGGCAATAACGACAGTGTGCTAGGTTTTCCTTTGACGTACAAAAGTATCGAGAATGTAGGAGACATTCAATTTGATTTTAACTTTAATTCTGATACAGCGGAATATCAAATAGGCGACGAAACGTTTTCTGTAAAAATAAACTCAGGATTCTTAAGAAAATATAATAGTAATAATCAATATGAGGTTCTCGGAGCCTATACCAAGGCAACGAATCTCAGTCAACAAGAAGTAATTTTACAATATGTAAATGACGGAACTAGATTATCTTATCCAATTAATTGTTACGACCAAAGTGCATTTATCACGGATCTAGAAGTGAAGGTCTTTGTAAATAACAACATTGTTTATCAAGGAGTTGATTACGAATTAGTTGACAATGCGGATAAATTAAAGTCTGTGAGATTTATCAACAATATTGAAAACGATGCAAACATTATTATTAAGACAAAGACGCAAACGCCTAAGAACAAAAACGGCTACTATGAAATAGCATCAAATTTAGAAAGAAATCCATTAAACCAAAATGTGAGTGAATTTACACTAGGGGAAGTAACAGATCATGTAGCAAGCATTGCAGAAAATCTTCCAAATTTTAGCGGCATTTTTCCTGGTCCTAGCAACTTGCGAGATCTATCAAATCAAAGTAGATACGGCAGAAAGTTTATCAAACATTCTGCTCCCTTAAATCTTGCAATGTTTAGCACTCTTGATAAAGAATCTAATCTAATTAAATCTTTAAGATATGCTAGAAAAGAATATAGTAAGTTTAAAAGATTATTCTTGGAAACAGCCGAAACCTTAGGATATGAAGGTCCTACAAAGCAGCATGTTGATAAAATTATTCAACATATTACTAAAGATAAAGTAAACACAATGCCTTTCTACTTTAGTGATATGATTGCATTTGGCGCAAGCGTTACTACAAGAATAACAATCGAAGATCAAGATGCAAATTTTTATGCACTTAATACAGCATTTACACTAGAAAATTTAAGCACAAGAAGTGTAACAGTATACTTAAATGATATACAATTAATTCATGGAAGAGATTACACATTTAATAGCGAAGGATTTTTAGAACTTTTAATAGATAAAAACTTTGGCGATATACTTGAAATAAACGAGTACGAAACAACAAACGGAAACTATATTCCTCCAACTCCGACTAAATTAGGATTGTTTCCTAAATATCGTCCTGAAATTTACACAGATTTTACCTACGGTGATGAAGTGACTATGATCAGAGGACATGACGGTAGTTTACTTCGTGCATACGGAGATTTCCGTGACGATCTTATAATAGAGTTAGAAAAAAGAATTTTTAATAATATAAAGATTGATTATGATCCTCTAGTATTTGACATAAACACATACCTTCCTAGTTCGTTCAGAGATACAGGTTTTTCAAGAAATGATGTTTATGCACCTATGATTACAGATTTTGTACAATGGTTACAATTAGTCGATAGTGATTATACAGAAAATAGATTCTTTGATAGATTAGATTCATTTACTTGGAACTACTCAAATCTAAGATCTCCAGCAGGTGAGTTTTTGCCAGGATGGTGGAGAGGAGTGTACAAGCAAGTATTGGATACTGATCATCCTCATACCCATCCTTGGGAAATGCTAGGTTTTACAATTAAACCAACTTGGTGGGAAGAACAATACGGACCTGCTCCGTACACTAGTGAAAACCTATTGCTTTGGGAAGACCTAGAAAAAGGTATTGTTAGAGAACCCGGAAAAGCATTTAAAATAAATCCAAAATACGTTCGCCCTGGGTTGACATCTTGGATACCGGTAGACGTCGACGGCAATTTGCTAAGTCCTTCAGATGCAAACTTACCTCTTAAGTTTAACAGCCTTGGATTAGATGATCCTTTTGTATTTGGTGATAGTTCGCCGGTCGAGAGTGCATGGTTTAATAGTTCAGATTATCCATTTGCTTTATTAACAAGCTGGGCAATAAATTCACCGTCCTCGTTACTAGCATCTGGCTTTGACAGATCAAGACAGACAAGAAATATTTTAGGACATCTAGTGTATACAGAAACCATGGATCATATTACCCTAAATGATCTAGTGTTTCCTAATACAGCTAAAGATTCTACTGAAGTGCTTACGTCTGGTGTTGTAAACTACATTGCCGGATTTATGGCATCAAGTGTAACAGCATCTTTTAATGACTACAAAAGAAAACTGAAAAACATAAAGAATTCACTAGCATTCAAACTAGGAGGATTTACAGATAAATCTAAATTCAAGCTAATACTAGACTCTAGAACCCCATCAAACAACGGCAATGTATTTGTTCCTGAGGAAAACTATGATATTATCCTAAATACAAGTTCGCCATTAAAAACCATTAATTACAGTGGTGTTATTGTAGAAAAGATTGCTGCTGGTTTTATAATTAGAGGGTATAATAGAGACGCTCCGACATTTAGATACTATAGACCAATTTCATCTAACAGAGATATCACAGTAAATGTTGGTGGTATATCAGAACCTTTTAGTAACTGGGAACCACAACAAACTTACATAGAAGGAAAAAATGTACGCTATCTTGACGCATTCTACAAAGTTATAGAGACACATACGGCTTCTGCAACATTTGATCCTTCAAAATACACTAAACTTCCTAAATTGCCTACCACAGGCGGAGTAGACGGAATTTTCAAAGAAAAATTCTTCACTTTTGAAGAAGAAGTTCTTCCTTACGGTTCTTTATTAAGATCAGTACAATCAGTAATAGATTTCTTGCTAGGCTACGAAACATGGCTTAAAGATCAAGGTTTTAGATTCGAATACTATGACGGAGAAGAAGAAGTACTTTCAGACTGGAAAAATAGCTGTCGAGAATTTATGTTTTGGTCAACACAAAATTGGAGCGAAGGCGCTGTAATTGCGTTAAGTCCTGTGGCGGATGAAATTAATTTTGAGACACAATACACCACAGTAGATAATATATTTGATAACTTTTACGGATATAGTTTACTTAAAGCAGATGGCAAAAAACTTGTCGAGGATTTCACAAGAATCAGTCGTCAGGAATCAAATAAATTTAAAGTTCAGCCTAAAAGCACAGGTGACGGCGTATACGCGGTACAACTTCCTTTGGTACAGAAAGAACATGTTGTATTGATAGATAATACAAGTGTGTTTGGGGATGTAATATATCAACCAATAACTGGATATCGCCAAGAAAGAATCAAAGTATTTGGATACAGAACCACAGATTGGGACGGTAGCTTAAATATTCCTGGTTTTATATACAATGAAGCAAATGTTACTGAATGGCAACAGTGGAAAGATTATTCCATTGGTGATATTGTAAAGTATAAAGAATTTTATTACACAGCAGATGAAAAAATTACTGGAGAAGAAAATTTTGATTCTACTAAATGGATAAGGTTAGAGTCTAAACCGCAATCAGAAATGTTAGCAAACTTCGAATACAAAACAAATCAATTTGCTGATTTTTATGATTTAGATACTGATAATTTTGATGTAGAGCAACAGAAATTCGCACAGCATCTAATAGGATATCAAAATAGAGATTATCTTGCAAACATCATTAACGATGATGTAAGTCAGTATAAATTTTACCAAGGAATGATACTTGAAAAGGGAACTAAAAATAGTTTAGATAAATTATTTGATGTGTTAAGTGCAGCTGGAAGAGAAAGTCTTGATTTTTATGAAGAATGGGCTGTAAAACAAGGCCAGTATGGTGCTAGTGAAGGATTTGACGAAGTTGAATTTAGATTAGATGAAAGAAACTATAGAATTGAACCACAAACATTTCTACTAACAAATAATGTAACTGGCGAAGAAACTGATTTAGTATATAGAATTAGAGATTTTGAAGTATTTAAAAAACCTAAAGGATATACTTCTAATGCATTTCCACAGCTTGAAAACCTACCCCAATATACAAGATCGGCTGGATATGTTCACACTGATGATCCTAAAGCAATCTTAAATAACTATGAAGAAATTATTACCTTAGATATTAATAACATTGATAATGGTGATTACGTTTGGATAGGAACAGAAAACCTTTCTTGGAACATTTACCAACACGAAATTACTGACAGTGTCATTACCAGTTTAAAAGGTAATGCAACGGCTGTTAGTATAGGAGCTCCTGATAAAGAGCAGTTTATTGTAACCCTAAGTAATGCTCCAAAAAATATTGCCCCAGGCGATGTAATTGGAATCTATGATTTAATAATTTCAGCAGTTGCTCCGGAAGATAGTTCTTACGATATTACAGTTCAAACTACAGCACCTGTTCAAGGATTCTTTAAGGTGTTACAAGTTAGATTAAACGAAATAATAATCGAAACTAATCAAGTTATTAATGATATTGACGAGTGTCGTGGATTATTAACAATATTTAAATCGGTCAGAGCGACGGATTATAATAATGCTAATGAAATAGCACAACAAGGAATATCTAAAAACTCGTTAGTTTGGATAGATAATATAGAAAATAACAATTGGAGGGTAATTAAAAATAACCAACCGTTTGATATTTTACAGAGAATTCCTGCTGAAGAAACAGGAACTGATAATAATTTTGGACAAACTCTTGCAATAGATAGTAGAAATGTTACAATGGCGCTGGCATCGCCGGGTGCAGACACAGACGGTAAGGTATTTGTATATACTAGAGGCGGTAACAATCAAAATTTCCAATTTACTCAGATAGTAGAGCCTATAGAAGAAATAGCAGACACTAACAAAGGATTCGGCAAAGGATTAGCACTAAGTGCCGACGGCAGATACTTAATTGTAGGATCTCCAGATGCGTCAAATGTAAAAACAAGATTCACAGGAGACTATGTCACAACTAGAGATTATGAAAATGGCGAACAAGTTAGATATAGCGATCAAATTTGGGAAGCCGTAGTAGATATAAATGGTGCAAAAGCTGAACAACCCTTTGGAAGCTTTGGAAGCATTATAGAAATATTACAAGATAATAATATTACACAGGGTGAAATAGAATTCAATAATATTTTAACTGGTAAGTATCCGTTTAAGAATGAAGATACAGATCATATTCTTGTTAGGGCGTTTGCAGATCAATATTCGGCAACCGGTCCGGGAGATACAGTATTCTTTGATTGGTATTTACAAACGACAGCTAATCAGTCCCAGTTAGTATTGCAAGATCGTCAACCTTTTGATGGCAATGTGCCAGGTGTTGACGAGACGTTTCTTGAAAGCGGTTTAATTATACAGAAAAAAATTGATGTAATACTAGATATTAATAGTCTTTCAACATTGCCACAGGTGGGAGATCAAATTGAATCAACCGGTGTAACAGGCTATGTTGCGTATGTATTTGTGATTGAAGGCCGTGCAACAATATATGTTGAAGATAGTGCAGGTATATGGGACACTAGCGGATCACTATTCTTAGAAACTGGTGAGTTTGTTGGAGAATATGTAAAAGTTGCTCCTAAAGAAGATCTTGATACTTCTGCTGATTTGGGTGGTTACTGGTGGTTTAACACTAATGAAGTTATTAGTGTAGGTGAAACAAACGAAGACCAAGGACGAGCTTTAGCTGTTTATAATATTATTCCAGCAGGAAAAGAAGACAGCGGTGCTGCTGGCGGAAACATTTACGACCTAAACAATACAGTTACAGACCAAGGCGCAAATAGTATCAATAGTTATATAAGAACACTTACATACCAAGGATCTCCAGGAGCCGGCGGAGAACTAGACCCGATATTGAGTGATTTGTTTGTAGTAAGAGCGCCTAAAGATTTGACAGACCAATTAACAGCCGGGGACGAAATAGGATTAGAAATTTTAAATCTTCCTAACTTTAATGATGGTAGTTTTGTGGATATAACAGTTACAGGTCTAACTTATCCGCAAACAAATAAATCGCATACACTATATGCCCTATGGGATGGCTGGATAGATTTTGAATTAGAAAATAATGATGACTTAGGACGTCCGTACGAACCTAGAATAGGCCAGTTTGTGAGAGACAGAAGAACTGGCTCTACAGCAAGAGTGCAGTTCTATCAAAGAAATGGTGTAAATGCAACAATTTTTGTAGATAATAAACAAGGCGAGTGGTCATTGGGCACTAATTTTGGAGAAAGTGCCGACATTGAATTCATCGGCGATCCAACTGATCCTAGTCCGATATATTCTGTTACACGCATTTTGGGTGATATAAAAGAAACATCATTAGGTAGCAATAGTTTAAATATCGGAGACCTATGTGTAATTCAATTAGACGGAGTGATTGAAGACGTTCCGGTGCAGGATGCTGTTATAGGAGCAGAATACATTATCTATAAAGATTTTGAAATATTAGGACTACCAACTCAGCCAAATATTCCTTCTGCAAATAATTTTGATTGGAGGCTATCTTATAGAATTCCTGTAGATGCAGATGGTGAAACTGTTGCACTAGACAATTACGGGTTATTTACTGTATATGTAAGGGAGAATATCAGTACCTTTACAAGTATAGGATCATTTATTGTACCAGAACAAATAGAAAATTTAAGAATTGGTAGTAAAGTCAAAATTGCAAAACAGAATGATCTTTATAAGGCATTTATTGGTTGTGAAGGAAACGGAACAACAGCAAATCCAGGTCGCATTTATTTTGTAAACAACGGAACTGACGAAGAAGGAATTTCCTATAACTGGGAACTTGCAAAAGACAAGCGTTATAGAGGAGAGTTTGGACCTGAAAAAGACTATTTTGTAAACGATATAGTTTTCTTAGACGGCGACTTTTACACAGCCAAAACTAATATACAAGCAGGAAACGAATTTAATATACTTGATTGGAATATAACAACTGATGATAATATTAGAAGTATTGATTATGTAGGGTATATCCCTAATAACACAGAGTTTGTTCCAGGAAACGATAGTTCACTACAATTAGATCAAACCAATCTTATTAAATTTGGCCACGAGTTTGATGTAAGCGACGACGGTGAAGTATTAGTTGCAATTGCTCAGTACCAAGACGAAGCCAACAAAGCAATAATTTATAGAAACCAAAACGATAACTATCAAAAGAGTCAAGAAATTCTAGCCGATAGTAGCACATCATTATTTGGAGCATCAGTTTCAATTAGTCAAGACGGTACATTAATAGCGATCGGCGCTCCAAATGCTAACGGAGATTTAGAAGAAAGTGGGCTTATATATATTTACAAGCAAGTAAATGGTGCATTTATACTTTCACAAACCTTAAGAAGTACGAATCCAGTTAGAGGTGAATTGTTTGGTGCAGAACTAGAGTTTGATGGACGCACACTATTTGCAAGTGCGTTCAATGCAGACAGCGATGACACTACAACATTTGATAGTGAGTCAACTGTGTTTGACAATAAGTTTACAAACTTTAAAAATGTAATTGCTACAAACGGTGTTGTATATGTTTACGAAAGAATTGAGGATAGCTTGATCTTTGGCCAAACATTAGATTTAAATGAATCAGAAATTAAATTCTTTGGTAGAAATATTACGGCTAGGAATAATCATGTTTATATGTCATTACCGTCGTACGAAAACAGCGATGGTAAAATAGGAACAGTCCTTGACTATAGAAGGCCTGATTCTGTTAGGGTGTGGGAAGACTTTAGAAAACCAACACCCCCTGTTGATCTTACAAAGATCAAACGTGCAATGCTTTACGATTTAGATCGTAACGAAATAATACAAAATTTAGACTACATAGATCCAGTCCAAGGTAAAATTGCAGGCATCGCAGACGAGGAAATACGATATAAGACGATATACGATCCTGCAACATATACAATTGGTACACTGACAAGTGTGGATATTGATCCTACAGAAGCGTGGGGCAAAACACAACTTGGTACAGTCTGGTGGGACCTAACAAAGGCAAAATTCTATAATGTATATCAGGGCAATACCATTTATAAAGCTAATAATTTTAACAGACTGTTTGAAGGTGCCAGCATTGATGTTTATGAATGGGTAGAATCAAAATATAAACCTAGTGAATGGGATAGACTTTCGCAAGAGCCAGAAGGTGAAACACAAGGCATTACAGGTCTATCCAAATATGGCGATAATGCTTACACTCAGAGAAGAGAATATGACAGTATTGCTCAAAGATTTACAAATTATTACTATTTTTGGGTAAAAAATAAAAGAACAATACCAGACGTTGCGAGTCGATCATTAAGTGTAGATACTGTAGCTAAACTCATCGAAGATCCTGCAAGCCAAGGATACAGATTTGTTAGCTTTTTTGACAGTTCAAGTTTTGCGGTTTATAACTGTCAAGATTTGATAAGAGACAGAAGTGTTGTTCTTAGTGTACAGTATTGGACCTTTAGTGATCGTTTTAGTAATATACATAATCAATATCAAATTTTAACAGAAGGATTAGATACTAGTATTCCGTATCCTGATATTGAGCGTAAATGGGTGGATAGTTTAGTTGGTTTTGATAGTCAGGAACGTCCTGTACCAGATACTAAACTTAGTATTAAGGAACGTTATGGCATTCTTAACAATCCTAGACAAAGTTGGTTTATAAACAAAACTGAAGCATTGAAACAAATTGTTGAACGTGTAAACAGAGTAATGCTTGAAAATCTAATTGTTGAAGACAAAAATATTAACAATATATTAGATAGTGATCCTGCGCCGTCTCAAATCAACGGAGAATATGATGTTACGGTTGATACCGAAATTGACTTAGACTTTATTGGTGTAGTAAGAGCAGAGCGTGCAGAATTAGCAGCAGTAGTCGAAGACGGTAAGTTGAGTCGCGTGGATATTGTAAATCCTGGTAGAGGTTATGTTGTTGCACCAACTTATGAAATAAGCGGTATAGGCGAAGGCGCCAAAATTGAAATATCGATAAACAATCTAGGACAAATTACAAACGTTGCAATAACTGATCCTGGAAACAACTATAATGAAAATACAATTATTAGTGTTAGACCTTTTACAGCATTAGTTACAGCAGACCAGACTATTAGAGGTAACTGGGCATTATATGAAAGAGTTAGTGCTACAAATAGCTGGACTAGAATTGGCAGCCAATCTTATGATGTCACCAAATATTGGAATTATGTTGACTGGTATGATACAGGATATAACGAATTTACAGAAATTGATTTTGTAGTAAATCAATCATTTGAACTGCAAGGCTTAGATGACTCGTTCGGTGATGTAGTGAAAATTTTAAATGTAGGCGGCGAAGGTTGGTTACTACTAGAAAAAATCGACAGCCAAGATACTACAGATTATACAGTGAACTATAAAACAATTGGTGTACAAAATGGTACTATACAATTTAAAGATAATCTATATAACTTTGATACCAGCAGAGTTGGCTTTGATACACAAACCTTCGACACACAATTTTTCGATAGTCAACCTATTGCAGAAATTAGAATTATATTAGAGGCATTGAAAAATGATATTCTAGTTAACGATCTTGCAACAGAATATAACAAGTTATTCTTTGCAAGTTTACGTTATGTATTCTCAGAACAAGGTTATGTTGACTGGGCATTCAAAACCAGCTTCGTAAAAGCACAACACAATGTAGGCCCATTAAGGCAGAGAATAACATTTAAAAATGATGCACTTGAAAGTTATGAAAAGTACATTGAAGAAGTAAAACCTTACAAAGCTAAAATTAGAGAATTTGTTTCTAATTATTCTAATATTGAAAATAGTGCTAGCACAGTAACAGACTTTGACAGTCCTCCTAGATATAATACAAGCACAGATACAATTGAAACTAATAATATTAGAGTTATAAACGGAATTTTAGCAGGTAATTTGGATGATGTCAATACCTATCCAGAAAAGTTTTGGTTTGACAATACTACATTTAAAGTTACATCTATAGGGATCAGCGATGCAGGAGAAGGCTATTTAAGTGCGCCTGAGATTATTATAGAAGGTAATGCAACTGCGAAAGCATCACTCGGACCAAATGGTGTAATTTCGAGTGTGGTTATTACGAATCCAGGAAGTGGATACTTAGTAGCACCGTCCGTTACAGTGAACGGAACACTAAGAGATGGCGGCAGAGAAGCTGTCCTAGCATCTCAAATAGGCGAAAGCTTGGTAAGAAGTATGCACACTGTTGTTAAATTTGACAGGACAACCGGAGCATTCCTATTTACTCAGCTAAACGAAGCAGAGTCATTTGTTGGCACAGGCAGTTTAACAGACTTTGAGCTTAAATGGCCAATGGATATGAGAACTAATACCGTAGAAGTACTAGTAAATGGAGAACTTGTACTTAATAGCATTTATAGCTATGATAACTTCCTTAACACAGACGATGGCTTTGACAAATATTATGGTAAAATACAATTCGTAGACCCGCCGGCAAATAATTCAATAATAACTGTTAATTATAAAAAGTCAATCAGGCTTCTCTCAGCACAAGATCGCATAAACCTATTTTACAATCCAACTAGTGGACAAATAGGTAAAGATGTATCTCAATTAATGGAAGGTGTAGACTATGGTGGAGTGGAAGTTAAGAGCTTTGAATTTGGCGGACCTCCAGGATGGGATTCGGATCCTTGGTATACTGGTGCGTGGGACATATTTGACGAAACTTTTGACGAGGAAACGTTTGAAACAGACGGCTCGACACTAGTGTTCCAACTTACTAAACCTTTAGAAGATGGAGTAAAGTATAATGTTTATATCAACGGTATTAGAGTTGATGATGAAGAATACGACGGTAGTAGTTCAGTTTCATCTATAAACAATAAAAATGCATTTATGGAAACACTAATAGGTGACGGAGTTACAGATACGTTTACTATTGAAAATGAATTTAGTTATCGTCAATTTTTACAAAACAGTACGAATGGCCAAGATAATCCTCCATCGGAAATAATTACAATTCGTAAAAGCACCTCGGATGGTTCATTGCAACCAAATGAAGAAAGTTACGATACAGCCTTACAGGGGGGCGATTTAGCTTATACAACTGCATTAGGAATTAATGCAGAAGAAATTAATGTGGATGGCGACGGGTTTGTTACTCCTACTACAAGTAAAGGTCCAGAAGAGGTAGTTCCTGGACAAGTCCTTGATACATTAGACATTACAGTCTATGAAAGACCAGTAGGTGGCTCTAGTCTTATACAAACAGTTTCATTTAAAGGTGACGGAAGTACACGAGCATTTGACTTACGCCAAAAGCCTTTTGAATTTAATAACGTTATTGTAAAAATAGATTACAATATAGTTTACGGTGAAACTGAATATAGAATTGATTATGAAAATTCTCAAATTATATTTTATGAAGCACCAGAAAATAATTCAAACATTGTAATTACTAGTATGGGTGTAAGTGGTGATAACATTCTTGATTATGATGAATTTATTTCAGATGGTAGTACACAAGAATTTTTAACAAATGTTGAATTCGGAGAAAACGTACATGCATTTGTGTCAGTCAACGGCACAGAACAGCCATATGAACTTATACAATCAGATAATTCGTATGCTGTTCCTAATCGTTGTGTGATACGTTTTGTACAACCTCCTGTGGAAAATGCATTCATACAGTTTGCTTTATTTAATAACGAAATACAATCGTTTAGTCAAGTAACAATAGATGAATTTATTGCAGACGGAAGCTCGCTTTCATATACATTAAGTAAAGCACCGTTTGCACAGGATCCGGTTGCATATAAAACTATTGTCACAGTCAACGATAATGTACTAAACGCAGGTTATAGCGAATCATTTACAGTAGAGCAAAATATTTTAGAATACAAATTAAAACTTTGGCAAATACCTGTAGGTTCTGTTTCTGCATCACAACTACAAGTATTTTTAAATGGTAGACAAATACAATTTTTGCAGGATTGGACATATGAAGGTGCCACATCATTTAATCCTAACATTCAACCCGATGCACAGCCTGGTAGCACAATTATTTTAAATCGAGGTGTTGCAGAAGCGGGCGACGAGCTTAAAGTTTACGTTATTGATAGCGGTGAATATAGATTTGGATTCTTTGATGACCAGAATGAATTCGTAGATACTAGTGGAGTGGATTCAACCCCTGGCGAATTGTATTTTGATCAACCGTATAACGAAGGCGATATAATTAGAGTTTATACGTTTAGCAATCATGATAGTCAGGGAATAGATAGACAAAGTTATGATGTGGTCGAAAGAACACAAATGTCAGCTAACAGTCAAGGATATTATGATTATAGATTCTTAAGAAATGGATTGATAGAATTGCGTCAGCAAGCAATAAGCGTTGATTATGTTTGGGTTGCGCTTAACGGAAAATGGTTGACTCCTTCTGCAGACTACGTCTTATTAGAAAATAAGAAATATATTAAATTTATTACAGAAGTTTCAGAGAATGATGTAATAGACATTATACACTTTGCAAATGCTCCTATTAGTGCTAAATTTGGTTGGAGACAGTTTAAAGACATGCTTAACAGGGTACACTACAAGCGTTTAAATAAAGAAGACGAATTTACACTTGCAGAGCCTTTAAATTGGTACGATAGAACTATTACATTAGTAGAATCAGGGGAAAACTTACCCGAACCTGCATTAGATAGTAGAAATCCTGGCATAATCTTTATTCAAGGCGAACGTATTGAATTCTTCCGCCGAGAAGGTAATGTGCTAAAACAACTACGCAGAGGCACACTGGGAACAGGTGTAAGAACTGTATATACTGAAGGTACTAAACTATACAATCAAAGTTTTGATAGCACAATACCTTATAAAGATAGTGAACAGCGCATAATTGCAACTTCGGGCGAATACATTGATATGAGCACAGTATATCCTAATAATAGCCCGGATATTAGAGTTGATAGTATATCTTATAATTTTAACAATAATACGGCATTCCCATTAGGCGGCCAAGTTGCAACAGTTGACGGCGAAGGATTCAGATCAAATGTGCAGGTATTTGTACAAGATGTACAAGTTGCTACAACTTATGTAAGCAGCACACAAATACAGTTTGTTACGCCTGCATTACCAGTTGGGGCATACGACCTTGTAATATACAATGATACTGAATTAGCTCCTACAATTAGAGCCGCTACTAGTTTGGTTGTTCCTAAAGCAATACCATACGTTCAGATACTATTACCGTTTGCACCATTGCCTAGACCAGGAACAGGTGAAGTATTTGATCCTGCAACAGAAACAGGGTGGTATAAGGATGATTTTGACAACCTGGGTATTCCAGAAGAATATTGGGAAGCTATGGATATTGAAGTCTTTGCTAACGGATCAAGACTGAGAAAGAATCCTATTAAGATTTATAATCCAGAACTTGGACAGTTTAGTCCAGACGGAGACGAATGGTTACAAGCTGAGTATGCAGTTAATAAAAACATTGGTGCGTATGTACGCCTAACTTATCCGCCTGAACCAAATACTACGCTAACTATAGTAAGAAGACAAGGCGAAATTTGGAATGAACCAGGTGTCTCTCTAGGAAAGTCACAAACTGAAGTAGCAACTTTCCTACGTGCAAAGACAATTGATCTACCGCGATAAATACATTGACAGGAATTGAAAATGGCTGAAAATTTACATGATAAACAAGGAGTTTTACTAGAAGGACATGTTAAAATACATGATCCAAATTCTGGTGAAGTGCTCTTAAATAAAAGAAATGCTATCCACTACGAAAATATGAGTATTGCTCTTGCTGAGAGTCTAAGCAATGCCGGCGAAGGATGGATACATGAAATGAGTTTTGGAAATGGCGGCACTAGCGTTGACCCAACAGGTATTATTACATACCTAACACCAAACTCAACAGGAACAAATGCTAGTCTTTACAATCAGACATTTTCTAAAGTAGTTGACGATCGTAGTGTTAACAATATAGATCCTGCACGTAATAAAATAGAAACAAGACATGTGAGTGGTACAAATTATACCGATATTTTAGTTACGTGTTTATTAGACTATGGTGAACCAGACGGCCAAGATGCATTTGACACAGCATCGGGTTCAGAAAGTTTATATGTTTTTGATGAACTAGGACTTCGTAGTTTTGATCCCACAGGAACAGGTAGATTGCTTACTCATGTTATTTTTCATCCAATTCAAAAAAGTTTAAACAGACTTATTCAAATCGATTATACTGTAAGAATTCAAAGCTTAACAGGCTTTAATGAGGGGTAATTAAATGAGTTATACAATTAGTTACACAGATTCTGCAAACAAAGGTACAATTACAGTAGAAGATCGTACTATCAACACAGAAACTAGTCTTAAGATCCCTGGAAGAAACACTACAGCATATGGTGCAACTATAGCTGAAAACTTTTTACATCTTTTAGAAAATTTTGCTGCAACAACTGAGCCGACTAGTCCTGTAGAAGGACAAATATGGTACGATAATACACTGGGTGTAGAAACACTTAAAGTATATAACGGAACTAATTGGGTACCAGCAAGCGGTATTAACAAAAGTATCAACACACCTGCCCTTGCACAAACAGGCGATTTATGGGTTGATACTGACAATCAACAATTGTATCTATTCACAGGTGGTGGCTGGATTTTAGTTGGACCGAGTTTTTCAGAAGGACTTTCTACAGGAGCAACTCCTGATCAGATTGTCGGTCAGGATAATGAACTTTATAATGTATTAAGAATTGAAGTTGGCGGCACAACTACAGCAATTGTTTCTGGATCTAATAATTCTTTTATTCCTAAATCGACTATTGCTGGCTTTGCCCAAATTAATCCGGGTATTAATGTAATTAACAGAGATACTGACTCCGATGGTCAAAGTAATTTTAAATTCTTTGGAACTGCAGAGAAAGCAGAAAATTTAATTGTTTCAAACGAAAATGTTCCTGCAGGCAACTTTTTACGTGGCGATGTTACAAGCACAACAAGTTTTCCTATCAATGTTCAAAATAACCAAGGTGTAAACTATGGCATCAACGGAGAACTAACCATCGGTGTTGAAGGTAATGCAGGCATTATACAACATAATATTGGAGGCTCCAATATTGACTTACGTGTAAGGAACAATAACATTACTAGAACAGTAATACGTGTTGATTCTAATTTGAGGGTAGGTGTAAACACAGAAGCTCCTGATGAAGCACTTGATGTTGTAGGTAACATACAAGCTAGTGAAAGTCTTTTAGTAAACGGTACTACTCAGAGCACTACAATTAACAATGGTGCGTTACAAGTTAGAGGCGGAGCAGGCATTAGGCAAAATTTAAATGTCGGCGGAGATACTAATTTTACAGGTTTAGTAACAACAACAGGTGTTACTCCTGATGATAATAATATTAGAGATATCGGTGCACCAGCTAACAAGTATAGAAATGTTTATGCAACAACCTTTACAGGAAATTTAGTAGGAAATGTAAGCGGTACAATTACAGGACGATCAACAGAATCTGATAAGTTAACATCAAGAACTACCTTCATAATGGAAGGTGATGTAACCACTGTTGTTCCAGTCGAGTTCGACGGCCAGTTTCAAGATCCAAATTTTGATAATGGAGACGGGTTGCCAAGCGGCGAGCTTCCCTTGCAAAAGAAATTTAGAACAGAAATTTCTAACACATTTATTGCCGATAAAGATGAAATTATAGATGTAGCATCGGCTGATGAGGTTTTAGTAAACCAGATAGCAGGAAGTGCACCTGGTATTAAAAAAGTAACGAGAGAAAACTTATTAAAAACAATTCCAATTAATCCTCCTGGCGTAATAATGCCCTATGCAGGCGATACAGCCCCTACAGGATGGGTTTTATGCAATGGACAAGAACTAGATCGAGAAGACTATAAAGAATTATTTGGCGTAATTAGATTTAAATTTAAACCAGAGTCGCAAGTTACTCCTGGATTCTTCGCTGTTCCAGACATGAGGGGAAGGCTTCCGCTCGGTGCAGATAATATAGGTGGAACTAGTGCTGATGTTATAACAGCAGGCTCTGCGGATATTATTGGTGCATTAGACGGTTCGGAAGATAAGGTTATAGATATTACAAATCTTCCGGAACACTTACACGACTTAAGAGATACCGACAACAACCAATTTTATGCTGTACAAGACCGAGCAGATCCATCAGGGGATACGAATGTAAGTTCGGTAGACGGTCCAACAGCAACCGGGTTAGGTCAACAATTACCAAACAGTGGTGGTATTATTAGCAACAATCCAGTAGGACAACCTATAAATATTATGCCGCCGACTGTAACATTAAATTATATAATTTATGCCGGAAGAGAACAGTAATGAGCTATAAGTTAAACAAAACAAACGGTGAATTATTAGTTGATCTAGTTGATGGTCAGATTGACAATACTAGCACTGATATAACACTTGTTGGAAGAAACTACAAAGGATTTGGTGAAGTTTTAAACGAAAACTTTATAAAGATTTTAGAAAACTTTGCTAAAACAAGTGCGCCCGGCGCACCGCTTGTAGGACAACTTTGGTATGACACCGCCGAAGAAAGACTCAAAATTTATACTGGAGAAACTTTCCGTTCAGCTGCTGGTGCTGTAGTTAGTCAAACACAACCTAATCTTGTAGCAGGCGATCTTTGGATTGATAGTCTTAATAACAAATTATATTTCTTTGACGGTGCTGACATTGTTCTGGTTGGACCTCAATATACTGCTTCTCAGGGTAAAACAGGAACCGAAGCATTTACTATCATTGATGAAAACGGACAAGATCAAACTGTACTTTATTTGTATATCAACGGAACTTTGTCAGGTATATATTCTAGAACACAATTTAGACCTAGACTAAATATCACAGGATTTCCTGTAGATCCAGACGATAACAGAACGCCTAAAAGGCAATTAATAAGAATAGGATTTAATCCTGTTAATGCAGAATTTTGGTGGCGTGGTACGGCAACAAGTTCTAGATCACTTATAAGTGATTCTCAAGAAGAATTCACCGAAGCAAACTTTATGAAAACTGATAGAAATACTAGTACAACAGGTACACTTTCTATTCAGAATGCTAACGGATTAAGTGTTGGTGTTTCAGACACGGTGTATCTTAATGTAAAAGTTGATACAGGTTTAATAACAGTTTTAGAAACTCAGAGATCAAACAGAGACTTTGCAATAAGGACTCGCAGGGGTAATACATTTGATAACGCAGTCTATGTTGATACCTCTGAACAACGTATCGGCTTATTTACTAACACTCCTAGCACTACGCTAGACGTTACAGGCGATGGCAGATTTACTGGTAATTTAGAAATAGAAGGTAATCTTACAGTCACTGGCGACACTACTTATTTGGATGTTTCTTCTCTAAGAGTCGAAGATAAAACAATAGAGTTAGCTGTAACAAGCGATAGTGCATTACTATCAGATCCTGAAGTTGACGGCGCTGGTATAATAATTCGTGCTAGCGGTGACGATAAAACTCTTACCTGGGAATTTGAAACAGGAAATTGGACCTCGAGCGAAGATTTTGATTTAGTTAGCGGGAAATCTTATAAAATAAACAATGTTACTAAACTTTCTGCAAATAGAATTGATGATTCGGTTATATATGCTGAAGGTCTTATTAGTGTGGGTACATTACAAGATTTACAAGTAGATAATGTAAACATAGACGGATCAACAATTTCAAGTTCTTCAGCATTAAATATTAGTTCTAATGGAATCATTACAATTAATGATGTCCGAATTACAGGTGTTTTAGATCCGCAAATTAGTGCAGACGTTGCAAATAAAAATTATGTTGATACGCAACTGGGTTCGCAACCTATAGTTCTTTCAATAGATATTACTGGTTATAGCGATCCGGAAATAGATTTTTCATCTGGAGGCCCGTATAATGATGTAATTAATATTTTAAATTTGATAAGTCCTCCTTCTAATTATGAAAACGGAACTGAAGCAAATATAATAGCACACTATTATACAAACACTACAGTGACCGGAATTGATGTAAGTTCTGGATTAACCAAAACACAAGTCAGCGTATACGTTGACCCAGAAGATAGTACAACACCGCAGTTAGAATCTGTATTGCAAGATATTTCATTTACTGATGTGTCTGGTAGTGCAAATTTGATTCCTCAGAGGGCTGTGATGGAATTTGTAGTAAACGGTTCGGCATGGCAATGGGTGCGTACCACAACTGTTTGAGCAAAGCAGATAAATACTATGTCGCAATAGGGGTTTATAAATGGCATATACAATAGATACATATAGTAATAGTAGAAGTTGGAGAATTGAAGACGGAACTATTGATCAAACCACAGACCTTAAACTAGTAGGTAAAAACTACGCTGGTTACGGCGAAATTCAAAACGAAAACTTTGTTTTCTTACTTGAGAATTTTGCAGGACAAAGCGAACCTCCTAGAAAGGTACAAGGTCAACTTTGGTTTGATACAGGAAATAGTAAATTAAAATTTTACGACGGCACACAATGGCGCACAACAGGCGGCGCAGAAGTTAGTGCAAGTGTCCCAACTGGCCTTAAGATAGGCGACCTATGGTGGGATAGCGACAATGAACAACTTTATACATATAATGGCGGCGATTTTGTACTTATCGGACCCCAAAGTGCAGGATCAGGACAAACACAGATTGTAAGCCGTTCTGTTCGCGACACAGGCGGAACCAGCCGCGGCATTATTACTGCTGTTGTTAACGATGAAGTTATTTTTGCGGTAAGCTCACAGGACTTTACTATTGATACAGCAGATGTTGACAGCAATATTCCTGGTTTTGATAGAATACGTCAAGGTTTAACACTTAAAAATACACTTAACAGTGGCGGCGGCGTAAGTTCAGGAGACTGGAGATTTACTGGTACAGCAACAAATGCTGAGAAGCTAGGCGGCGAACCTGCTAGTGCATATGTTAAAAATACAAGTGCAAACTTTGCAGGATTAGCAAGATTTAGTGATACTGGTTTACAAGTAGGCGATGACGGTGACCTCAAATTAAAAATTGAATTAGATAACAAAGCTGTAATTGCAAACGAAAATGGAACACAAATAGAATTCCGTGCTAAAAATTCTCTAGGAACTATTCTTAATCCTATGAGAATACTATCTGAATCTGTAATTCCTGGATTTGTAGCAGGTACAGAAACTACCAGTCCTGTAGTAGCACCGGTATCTCTAGGTACCACTGATTATAAATGGCCAGAAATTTATGCAGAAAATGTTAACGGCTTGGCAAGTATAGCATCGGCTATTAATGTAGGCGCATACGATCCTGATGATCCCCTTGCTAATGCAAGATATCCGTCATCTTCTGCAACAGCAAATACAATTGCTGTAAGAGATAGTAATGGTGACTTATTTGCAAACTTCTTTAGAGGTGTTGCAACAGAAGCACTATATGCCGACCTTGCAGAAAAGTATACAACAGATCAAGAATATCCTGTAGGAACTGTTATGATGGTATGTAAGCATGGCGATCATGAAACAGAAGCGGCGATTAGAGGTAGTACAGCAATTGGGGTTATCTCTGCAGAACCTGCATATCTTATGAATAAAGATTGCGAAGGACAAGCAATAGGATTAAAAGGTCGTGTACCTGTTAGAATAGTTGGGGAAGTTTACAAAGGCGAAAACGTCTACGTTGACGACAACGGTTGCGCAAGTACAACAATTAATGGCGGATGTTTAGTTGGTGTTGCATTAGAAACAAACGAAAACACCCAAGAAAAATTAGTCGAGTGTGTGCTTAAAGTATAAATAATAGTAGTATTTAATAGGATAGAGAATGTCTGTAAACCCAGGATCATTAATCACCGCAGCAAATTACAACGATTTGCAAAATAGAGTAGCTACTCTTTTGGGTACAGGTTTTGGGGACACAGGCTACGGACAAGATCTAGTAAGTGCGCCAGTTGGCGCAGAAGAAGTGGTAACAGCTGAGCATATGGAATTGCTAAGAACTGATATCAATAGACTTCAAGTACACCAAACAGGTAGTTTATCCTCGCTTGCTGAAATACAATCAGCAGAAAAGATTGGTGCTAATAACATTGACGGTGATGTTGAAAAAGGATTTAATCAGTACGTTTCGGTTGTAGATATTCTTGTTGCAAATGCAAATGTAGTTGACGGAACACAAGTTACGCTTGAAACAGCCACAACTAGTGCTAGATTTGCCGCTTGGAACGGTTCTATTGTTCATAGATTTACAGTAACCTTTAACGATGCAGACCATAGAAGAGCATTTTTCAACGCAGGTGGTGAAATTCAAATGAGCGGCCAAATTGAAGGAGATACTACAGTCAAAGGTCAGGATTGGAATACAATCTTAACAAATATGGGCACAATTAAGTTTAAAGCTAACACTACTGAAAAAACTGGATCTGCTGGGTTACTACAGCCTGTTGGAAACTATGATTTATCTACAAGTTTTCAAAAGATATTTGAACGCAGAGGTCAAGCAGACTATTATGCAGAAAATCGATATTTTATATATGCTAAAGAAACCAGCGACAGAGCTATTCAATTCAGCATAGAATTTTATGATAACGACGAAGGCGATCCAAACGACGACGAACTAGTTCGCGGCACTATTACTAGTGTGGTTAAACAGCTTAGACCTACCGGATCATTTGTTTCAGTCCCTTCTCCTTCCTATAGTACACAATCTAATTTGTCAGAAGGAGACTAAATTATGACCGTTTCGACCGGTTCCTTAGTACAAAATGAAGATCTCACCGGCTTGCTCGAAAGAGTAGGTGCTGTTTTGGGCAACGGAAACGGCGCTACAGGATATGGACAAAGAGTAACTTCTTTTGAAAATTTAAAAGGTGTCGACACTACAAATGATATCGAAAAAGATCACTGGAATGCGCTTAGAACAGATATAAACACTTGTTCTCAACATCAATCTAATAATAATATTGTTCCTGATACTGTTACAGCAGGAAATATTATAGGAGCAGATGCTAGTGGGCCTAGTGTAACAAGGATCACAGGGGATACTTTTAGTATTGATACTCCTGATGCTGACCAAGGAGTAAATGATTGGTTTAACGGAGTAAGCACAATAGAATCCAATGCGAATCAAATTGCTACTGGAAATTTTGAATTAACTACCACCAGAGCATTTGCTAATAGCACACGGACTTCTTCATGGGGAGGTGCAGGAGCTACCCAAGCAGTCTATGCAGAAATTGCAGTACAATTTAGCGGCGGATACCAAACTACAAACACAAGCGGTGATGTAATAACTGCTACCGGAGCCGATCACTTTAGGCATTTTTTTAATGCTTCAGGCGAGATAAGACTGAGTGCTTTCTTAAACGGATCTACAGCAAAAGACACAGATTGGGGGACACTTTTAGGCAACTCGGGATTTATTATCTTTGGAAAGAACTCTACAACATCTACTGGTACTGGTCGAGCTAGAGACGGGTCTACAGATGTAGACGGCACCGGCGGCATAGAAAGTGCATTAGGTTCTAGACAACTTTCTACCGGATATCGAATTATTTTTCAAAAAAACGGCAGTCAAACAGAATATCAAGAAAACTATTTTGCTATATACGCAAAGAGAAATGTTGCATATGATACTGTGACATTCTTTTTTGAATTTAACGATGTTGATAGTGGTGACAAAACTGGTAGCGGACCTGCTGTTGATGAACCTGTCCTTTCTTCAGGCGGAAGCATGGGGTGTGGCATTGATTTAAAAAGACCCAATGCAAATGTAACTATTGAAGAACCTGGACCTGATATTATCACAGAACTTCGATTCACATAACCGTTGACAAACTTAATTAACGAGTATATACTATATAAAATACTCGGAGATTAATATGGATGAACGCCTAGAAAAAGCTTTAGAATTTTCTAACTATATGACTACTCTTAACAATCAGCGTAGGATTATTAGGGAGCAATTCTTAGAAAATTGTGTACACTACCTAAATGGTGGAAAATTTACAGTTAATAGAGATCTTATAACATTCTGTTATACACTATTAAACAACGATCAAACTGGTGCCATCCTCATTGATGACAACGACACACCTGTTGAAGTAGAAGATTTGCAAAAGTTTTTAGATAATATTCTAGACATCTACTTTACAACTTCATATGAATATTTTGACAAATACAACGAAATTAAAAAAAATAGAACTGTACAAGGTCTAGTAGATCTATGAGTAAAGGCGTCTTGCTCTTTGCACAAAATAATCATTCTATCGATTATGTTAAGCAAGCTATCTTTTGTGCAAAAAAAATAAAAAAACATTTAAATCTTCCAGTAGCAATTGCTACTGATAATTCCTCTTATCTAAAGGAAACTTATCCATACTATAGTAGATATATTGATTATATTATAGATCAAGAATGGTATGATTGCACTCAAAAACGCACATATCGTGATGGTACAATGAGTAAGCGTGATTTAGAGTGGCGAAATCATAATAGAAGTAGTGCATATGATATTACACCCTTTGACGAAACTATTGTAATGGATACTGACTTTATAATAGGAAATAGTATTCTTTTAAATGCATTCGATACAGATCAAGAATTTTTAATTTATAGACATATTACTGACCTAAACATGGATCGTCCGGACGAACATAGATTTAACAAGATAAGTGATCGTTCTGTTGATATGTATTGGGCAACTGTATTTTATTTTAAAAAAACAGAAAATATGAAATTCTTCTTTAATGTAATTGAACATATCAAAGAAAATTGGCATTACTATAGATTAATGTATCAAATTCCAAACAAAACGTTTAGAAATGATTTTGCCTTCAGTATTGCTATACACATTGTTAACGGGTTTCAAAGAACCAGTTGGCCCAAAGTATTGCCTGGAAGACTCTGGTTTACTAGTGATGCTGACGTGCTTATAAAAATGGAAGAAGAAAGTTACACATTTTTGCTAGATAAAAGACATTGGGTAGGACATTATCATGTGGGTACAGCAAAAGACATAAACATTCATATCATGAATAAATTTAGTCTCGATCGTGCAATATCGGAGGTACTAGCAAATGAGTAGAGGATTTTGTTTACTAGCACAAAATAACGGCACAACAGATTATATACGTCAAGCACATGCACTCGCTTTAAGTTTGCATATGTTTAACAAAGATCAAAAGATTAGTTTGATTACTAATGATATTGTTCCAGAGGAATGGCAAGAAGCATTTGATCAAATTATACCTATACCGTGGTCAGACAATGCAGCCGACAGTGATTGGAAAATACGCATTGGTGGAAAGAATTATCAAAGAGAGAATTATTCTTTGTTAGTAATGTAAGAACATATAGAGACGAATTAGTTACAAAGACATACTATCGAAAAGCGTTTGTTTCAAATGACTTGCCTAATCTTTATAGTGCTATACACTATTTTAAAAAAGGTGATACTGCGAAAGAGTTTTACAATCTACTAGAAATAGTAGTAAACAACTGGGCATTGTTTTATTCTAAATATGCAAAAGAAAATTATCAGAATTGGTGTAGTATCGATTTGTGTGCGGCTATTGTTAGCAAGATATTAGGCAACCAAAAAGATATTACTGATCCTAAAAGCTTTGTAACATTTACTCATATGAAACCTAGACTACAGGGTTGGTATAATATTCCTGATAAATGGACCAAGGTTCTTGGAAAATATTTTACAGACGAAGGCGTGTTATTTCTTGGTAACTATGCACAAACTAGAGTATTACACTATGTAGAGGATGACTTCCTTACAGATGAAATTATAGAGAAATTAAAAAATGGAATTACACTTTTATCTTAATTTTCGAGAAGAATCGGGAGAGATTTGGAAGCTAACAAATGAGCTAGATACTTCTACCCCCTATATTGAAATAGATAGGGAAACTATGGTTGAGTTTGCAGAAGAACGTAAAAAAATGGACGACTATATAGTAATTCCTTCTGTTGATGCTAAAGTAAAATATGAAATTAAATTTAAGCATAAAGATTTATCTGAATTTGATGTAGATAAAAGTATACATCAATTTCCTAAAGTTAAAGAGATTAAAACTAACAATGCATTTACTGTAAAACAAAATATTAATAATGGAACTTGGACAATCTGTTTAACAGAGGAATTACGAGAATTATTAACAAGCACCCTTTATTATAAAGACAAATGTCAAATAATTTATATTTGTAAAAAAGACAATCCTAATGTATTATTAGATACCCTAAATATTCCTTTATATAAAGTGCTTTATACTGATTCGTACGAAATTAATGATACAAATAAAACAGTTGCTAATGATCTAAATGTAAGTTTGTATTGCGGTAAAGTTTTTGAAAACTATTTTCACATTCAGGAGACAGCATGAGTATATTAAAAGTAGTAGACCAAGATATTATTTTTCTTAGTTACGACGAACCTAATGCAGAAAAAAATTATGCAGACTTAGTACAAAAGGTTCCTTGGGCCAAGCGTGTACATGGCGTAGAAGGTTCAGATGCAGCGCACAAAGCATGTGCTGACTTGTCAGAAACAGAATACTTCATTACAGTAGACGCAGATAATATTATCGATCCAGAGTTTTTAAATCAAGTAGTCGACGTTGATGAACTAGGGCTAACACCGGAGCATGTTTTTAGTTGGTGTGGCAAAGTGCATGTTAACGGATTAATGTACGGCAACGGCGGCCTAAAAATGTGGACACGTAAGTTTGTTCATAATATGAAAACCCACGAAAACTCAGAAGACGGTGACGAACGTGGTAAAGTTGAATTTTGTTTTGATGACAAGTATTATCAATTTAATGAAAATTACAGCACATCATATACTAATGCGACACCTTGGCAAGCCTGGAGAGCAGGTTTTAGAGAAGGTGTTAAAATGAGTTTGGATCAAGGTGCTCGTGTAGATGACTTGCGCAAAGTATGGTGGCAGAATTATCAACGCTTGCTTATTTGGAGTCAAATAGGCGCTGACGTAGATAACGGAATGTGGAGCATATTAGGAGCACGTCAAGGTTGCTATATGACAAACTGTACAGACTGGGATTATGCTAATGTGCGGGACTTTGAATGGCTAAACAACTTTTGGGAAGAAGAAGTCCGTAGTAGTATTGACAGTGAACACGAAGTATACGACGAGTGTGAGCGTTTAGGATTGGAAATACTAAAAGGCACAGGAGTTGATATCTCTACTAAACCGTTAGATGCAGAGCAAAGCAAGTTCTTTAAATCTGTATATCAAAATACACCAAGGATTATTAGATCTAGATGAGTAACGAACAACGGATAAAAATACTTGAAGAAAAGCGTGAAAAAATAAACAATGTAAGTTGTAGTTTCTGTACGGCCAAATGGCTGCAAACTACACTGATGCTTCAGAACGGTTATAATCACAGTTGTCACCATCCTGCTCCGCATAAAATTCCATTGGAAGAAATTGAAGCAGACCCTGCGGCATTGCACAATAGCCAATATAAAAAAGAACAACGACTAAAAATGCTTACCGGAGAACGTCCTAGTGAATGTAGTTATTGTTGGAAAATTGAAGACTTGGGTAAAGATTATTTTTCAGACAGGCATTACAAAACATCAGACACTTGGGCGTGGGACAGATTTGAAGAAATAGCAACCAGCGATCCTGGCGAAAATGTTTATCCTAGTTACTTAGAAGTTAGTTTTTCAAATGCTTGTAATTTTGCCTGTGCATATTGTTCTCCGGAGATCAGTAGCAAGTGGATGGAAGACATCAAGACACATGGTTCTTATCCTACTAAACACGGGGCACACGATCTAAGTTACCTTGAAAAAACAGGCAAGATGCCCTATAAAAATAGAGAACACAATCCGTATGTAGAAGCATTTTGGAAATGGTTTCCTGATGCACTTCCGCATCTAAAAGTATTGCGTATTACAGGCGGCGAGCCTACTATGAGCAAAGATACATGGAAGCTGTTAGACTATCTTATAGAAAATCCTCGCAAAGGCTTAGACGTTGCTATTAATACAAATGCCTGTGTAGAAGAAAAGTTAATTGATCGTTTAATCCAAAAGATTAATGCACTAGAAAAAGTTGGCGTCAAAGTAGATGTTTACACTAGTTTAGAAAGCACTGGTGAACAAGCAGAATATGCTCGAGACGGCCTTAATTACTTATATTGGATTAAAACAGTAGGTAGACTGTTAAATGAAACTAATTCTAATGTAGCTATTATGACTACTATTAATATTTTAAGCCTACCTAGTTTTGTAGATTTTATTATGACAGTCATGGAGTTTAGAGTAGAATTTAATAAAAGCTTTGAAGTTAACAGGATTCCATTAAGCATAAACATTATGCGCTGGCCTCCACACCTACAATGTTCTTTGCTAGATAAAGAAGATAGAGAAAAATTTGCGACAACCATTGAAGAATTGTGTAAGAGTTGGTTAAAATATTATTCTAAAGAAAAATATGCCAGAATATACCTAGAAGAGTTTGATCAAATTCAAAGATTTTGTGAATACTTACGCACAGAAGAACCAGCAATAGAACATAGACAAGATTTTGTAAGATACATACAAGCATACGACGAACGTAGAGGAAAGAATTTTTCTAAAACTTTCTTAAAATACGATAACTTATTAGAGGAATGGAATGCCAAAGAAACCTGAAGAAAATCTACAACAGTATAGAGACAGGGTACTAGATAGTAAAAGTAAAAGCTTTTGCGGTGCTAAATGGTTTAACGCTACTACATGGCTAGGCAGCGGTACGACTGCAAGTTGTCACCATCCACCTGCACATAAAATTCCTTTAATAGAAGTAGAAGAAAATCCAACAGCTATTCATAATACCAAGCATAAAAAAGAAATGCGCCGTATGATGCAAAACGGAGAGCGTCCGCGAGAGTGTGAATACTGTTGGAAAATGGAAGACATGGGTAAAGACGCTGTAAGTGACCGTACCTTTAAAAGCATCATTTATACTGACGAAGAACTACAACAAGCATATGAAGCAGACTCGGACGAAAATACTAATCTCAAGACCTTTGAAATTGCTTTTGATAGGGTATGTAATCTTGCGTGTAGCTACTGTAACGCCTCCTTCTCTACCACCTGGGCAAAGGATATCAAGAACAACGGTCCATACGAAAATTTGGTATCCGACGGCGCAGGAGCATTCCACCAGGACGGCAGTTGGGCGCAACCATACGACAGCGACGATGATAATCCGTATATTCAAGCCTTTTGGAAATGGTGGGATAACGGTCTATCAGAAAGTTTACAAGAATTACGTGTTACAGGCGGTGAGCCGCTGATGAGCGGAAACACTTGGAAACTGTTTGATTGGTTTAACGAACAAGATACTGACATGCGTTTTGCTATTAACAGCAATCTCATTGCAAAAGATGCTATCATTGATAAACTAATTGAAAAAACACAAGGCATGAAACATTTTGATCTTTACACAAGTTGTGAAGCAACAGGTGCACAAGCTGAATACATTCGTGACGGGTTAGATTACGAAATGTGGCTAAAAAATATAAAACGTGTTCTTACAGAAGGAAACTGCAATGGCGTAAATGTTATGATGACTATTAACAGTTTATCGTTGTTTAGTATTACAGAATTTTTAGACGAAGTGTACAAACTAAAAGAACTTACACAAAGCAGAACACCTACAGTAAGTGTAAATCTATTACGCTTTCCTAGCTTCCAGAGTCCTTTGGCATTACCTAACCATATCAAGGATCATTGTCACAATAAGTTAAACACATGGTGGCAGGAAAACAAGCATAAAGAAGGTTGGCATGAGTTTGAAAAAGCTAGCATAGAACGTTTAATCGATTATCTTGTTACAGTAGACGCACCTCATCGCAGAACAAGCAATCCTATTACGCTTTGGAGAGACTTCAAAACATTCTATAAGCAATATGATGTGCGTAGAAATAAAAGTATCCATGTGTTTCCTAAAATCTTAACAGATTGGATGGACAGTATTCCTGATACAGATGCAGAAATTCAAGATTTGGCAGAAAAAGAAGGTTGGATATTAAAACCAGACTCAAGGAATATTGATGATCCTCTTGCGTCCTACGATTAATTTGTATTATGATAAAATTATAGACGGAACACCAATCCCAAATGGTGCATTTTCGTATGATTTTACTGATGATTTCAAAAGGACTCCGTTTGTTAAAGGAACACACTTGCCAATCTTACGTTATACAGCATTATATAACAGTATGAAGGCATTAGGTCTTTCTATAAATTTACATTCAGGAAAAGATCAAGAAAAAAATTTGTATTATCCAATTGAACTTAACAATGGATTAAATTGGGATATTCCATTTAATGATTTTATTCCAAAAAAGACGCTTGGTAAAATCGCGAAAGGAAAAATGAAACTTCTTATTTTTGCGCCCTGGCTTTCTCTCGGATATAGATATCTGTGGAAGTTACGATCTAGGCTGGACGAATTGACAGGTCATGGATTAAAAAGAGATCAAATTTACATTGTCTTAGGAGATATAAATGAATCTTATCGCAAACTGTTTGATAACAAAAATGTATTTGGTATTGATTGGTGGCAAATACATACACAGATAGCATATAAGAGTCGTTATAAAATGGAAGATTGGTATTGGGTTTTTAGAGATAGCCACTCTTTGCCAATTTTGCAAAAACAGTTCGAAGCAGAAAATTTTGATATAAACAACTGGAATCCAAAATACATATATACAGCCTTTTGTGGCTCTACTAGATTACATGATACTACCCTAATATCAGAAATTATATATAGAAATTTAGATAATTGTGGAATTTTTAGTTACAATCTTAATGAGGAACTTGTTAAACATAATTATACAGATTTTAGGATTGTAGATAAAACAAAAGGTGAAGAACATGTTGAGGGAAAAAAGAAAATAATTGAAAAGTTGCATACAACTATCAAAAAGATTGACTTTAACATCAATCAAATTAAAGAAACACCATTAGCAGTAGACAAAAGTGTTTATGAAAATAGTCTAATAAACATAGTTAGTGAATCGTATGTGCCACCTTTTGATAAACATTACCTTGATGAAACAAATGCTATTGCACCGAGATCAGGAGTTTGGAGACAAATAGCCAAAGGACATCCTTTCATGGTACTAGGTTGTGTAAATACCATGGGGCATGTAACTAACGAAGGTTATTTTGCACCTACGGAACTTGTAAACGGATTTTATGATAAAATTAGTAGCACAACAAAACGTGTAGAATTGATTTGTGATAATATCGAAAAACTGGCTAGTTATAGCAAACAAGAATTGCAAAGTAAAATAGACAACACCGCACCTTTTATGGCAAAGAATAAAGAAAAGTTTTACAACAAAAAGAATGAAAGAAAATTCCAGCAACTATTTAGAGAGATGATGTATGAATAAAGATTTAAAAAACTCAGATAATTTCTGTGTAGCACCATGGATGCATCTACATGTAATTAACGACGGTAGAGCGTTTGCATGTTGTCAAACTCCTCTAAGAAACGAAAATAGTTTTGGAAATGTAAAACATCAAAATCTTATCGAAGTAGTAAACAGCGATCGTGCAAAGAAAATGCGCAAGGATATGCTAGAAGGCAAACCTTTGCCTAGTGCATGTGAACGTTGTGTTGCAAAGCAAAACCACAATATGAACACAATGCGTACTGGATTAAACAGCAAGTGGTTTGACGAAACAGCAGACTTGATTGCAAGCACAGCAGAAGACGGTAGTATTCCAGAACTGCAATTAAAGTATTGGGATTTCCGTTTTAGTAACTATTGTAATCTAGCTTGTACAACATGTAGCCCGCTGTTTAGTACACAGTGGAGCGAAGATTTCCAAAAGTTACACCCTGGCGCTGACAAGTATAGCGAAACACGTTTGATTGATCTCAAAGAAGCAAATAAATTCTGGGAAGATATTGAATATAATCTAGATGCAATGAGCGAAATACACTTTGCTGGTGGCGAACCTCTTATTATGCCCGAGCATTGGCGTATACTAGACTTACTAGTTGAACGTGAAAAGTTTGACGTTGATTTGCGTTACAGCACAAATGGAACAACACTTGGAACTAAAAAACAAAATGTTCTCGAATACTGGAAAAAGTTTAATTATGTTCATTTAAGTTTAAGCATAGACGGTGCCGGTGATGCATTTGAACATATACGCTATAAAGGAAAGTGGAACCAGACACTTGAAAATCTTAAAAAGATTAGATACAGTGGAGCAGTTGATTATTGGTTCCATCCTACTGTTAGTATCTTAAATATATTCCGTATAACAGAATTGCATGAAGAACTGCACAAACAAGACTTAATACCTTTAGAAAGTGTACATCCTACAAGAGGCTTTTATATGGAAAACTATTGGGTTGACAGATTCCATATCAATCCTTTGTTTACACCTGACTATTATAGTATTACTGTAATGCCCGAAATACTAAAAGAACAAGCAGCTGAAAAGATTACAAAGTATGGTAAAAAACTAGAAGCCAACACAGGCATTC